TAATGCTGGTATTTCACGATTACGAATGCGAAGACGGGCATCGTCAGATTGACGTAGCCAACGACTCAAGCAAAGTCAGGCGTACGATTGAATGCGATCAGTGCGACAAACGTGCAGCCATGTTGTTTATCAAGAGCAACTTCATACATAACTCACATTCTGGAATGTATGGAAAGTTTCACGCGGGCTTTGGCGAAGTGGTGGAGAGCTACAGCCACAAACAGGAATTGTTAAAAAAATACAACGTGACAGAGAGTGCCGACCGTGTGGGCGGTTCGACGTGTCACATAACCTCCGATGTAACGGACTCGAAACCGTCAGACACCCCAACGCCTTCTTTTGGTAACACACCCGAAGAAGCAGTGGCCCTTGCGGAAAAGAGATACAACGAAGGAGAAAAATAAATGTCCGAATCAGTACTCGCTTTGGACTCCGGTGCGGAAGACTCGTCACCCGATACGGAATCATCTCAGGATCAGTCAACAGAATCTTCTATTGAACTGTTTACAGATGACACTCCAGAATCGGCACAGTCAGAAAGCTCTGGACACTCTGATGCACAGTCAGATTTTGACCCGGAACGGCACGATTGGTTACGCGGTAACGCAGACAATGTGCCGGAGCAGTATCAGCCGTTAGTTCCGTTGGCAAAAAACATGCAAGCGCAGTTCACGCGCACGCAACAGGATCTTGCAGAGCAGCGCCGACAGATCGAAGCACAACAGGGCGAATGGGCCAACAGGGTGCAAAACCTTGTTACACCCCAACAGCAGCAACAAGATCCGGTTGATGCAATGAGAGCCAACCTTACTGAAGATGAAGCTCGGGGCGTAGATGCCGTAGAGCAGATCATTCAACATAGGGTTGGCAATGTTGTTAATAACTTAAACAGTCAAGTTCAGCAGTTACAGCAACAGTTGGCTACAGCCAATAATTACGTGCAGGGTCAGCAGACCGCGTATATCGCCACGCAGGTGGGTGATGCGCGACAAGCGTATGGCAATGATTTAGATGCGTATACCGATCAGATTGTTGCTACGACCAAAATTAATAACCCGACTACGGGTAACCCGTATACGGTGAAAGAGGCGTATGAGCTACACGCAGGTATCACTGCTCAAAAGGCAGCCAATTTGCGGAACAGCGATTCGTCAGCACGTAAGTCCTCAAAACGTGCAGTGCGTGGAACGCAGGGTGTTGATGCAACGGAAAGTGACGGCCCATTAACAGATTCTGATGTTTTATCAGGGTTATCCAAATTGGGTTTTGAATAAGGAAAAATAGATTATGGCAGCAACATCAACAACAGAAACGTGGGATGCAGCCTGGACGCTAACTATGCGTAGTAAGCGCAAAGAACTTACTGATAACTTCTTTGACGCATACCCAACTTTAGACATGTTTCGTAAAGGTGGAGCATTAGTTACCGACAACGGTGGCAAGGAGATACAGGCAGACATTTTGTATGCCGGTAACTCAGCGCAATATTTCTCAGGCTATGACGTGCTAAATACCGATGCGGTCGATGGAATCACAGCCGCGTTCTATCCGTTTAGATATGCCGCAGTGCCTATTACGATCAACTTCACCGAAGAGCAAGAGAACCGTAAACGCGAAGCAGCAATGTCGCTTTTGGAAGCAAAGACTCGTCAGTCGATGCTAACCTTGCGCGATCAGATTAACTCTTCGCTGTATTCTGCTCAGACCGGTAAAGCTCCGTTAGGTTTCCAAGACATTATTGCTGATGCACCAGGAACAACTCCAACTACGTTGGGCGGTATCACGGTGTCTGGTAATACATGGTGGAAAAATAAGACGGAAGATGCCTCTGGTGATACGTCTTTTAAGACCATTACCGGAACAAACTTTTACGAAGGTATGCTCCGTATGGCAAGCCTTTGGACGGCTGTTTCTGAAGGAAATGAAGAACCAACTCATGTGTTTACCGGAGCCGATATTTACTCTTCGTTTGAAGAGATATTTGAGGGTACAGGCTATCAGCGCCTATCAGGAAAAGATGCACCGGGCGTAGATGGACGCGCACCTTCGTTCAGAGGTATACCGGTTCAGTATGACCGCGATTGTGGGTCTGGTCGTATGTATTACTTCAATACGAATTACTTGAAGTTGCACATGCAGTCAGGTATGAACTTTAGCAAGACTCCGTTTAAAGAAAATGCAAACCAGTTAGCAAAAGTCGCATTTATAACCGTAGGCTTGCAGTTGGTTACCACTAATCGTCGTCGTCAAGGTGTTATTACGGGTATAACAGCTTAATAAACAATTCCAAGACGCAAGCCAATGCGTCTTTTGAGCCGAGCAAAAAGGCAAAGGAGAAATAGAAATGCCAAGTGGAGCGCAAGACCTGGGTACAGGTTATAACAATGCAACAACAGATTCGTTAGGGTCAATTGCCGGTGCAACCGGTGGATCACCGCAAGGAATCTACGAAGAGTCATCAACACAGGAATATCCTATCGGAACCAAACGTGAGTTTGAAGACGGTCGAGTATTTCGTTACGGAAGTTTTGCCGGTGCTACAGCAGCCGGTGTGTTGGTGTCGCAAGATTTATCTGCTACAGCCGTTGTAGAAGTTGACAATAAAGCAACCGCAGCAGCAATCGGTGCAACAGAAGTTATTCTGACCGATAGCGGAACTTTAGGGTCGGCAACTGCTAACCAGTATGCCGGTGGATACTTGCATACTACAGACGATGCAGCAGAAGGTTACACCTACCGTATCAAATCTAACACGGCAGCCAGTAGCAACGCGGTGACATTCACCCTGTATGACGGGTTGGTTGTCGCAGTAACTACGGCTACTGATGTTGCGATTACGGGTAACCTGTATAACCAAGTTGTTGCATCAACCGCAGCAACTGATTACGTCATTTCGGGCGTTACAGCGCGAGTGATGCAGTCGGGTTATTACGGTTGGATTCAGACCGCTGGTGTATCAACCATCTTAGCGGATGGAACCATAGCTATTGGACAAAACCTAACCTTGTCTGATGGTGTAGCCGGTGCGGTACATGCAAAGGATGCAGAGACAGAACCGCTGGTCGGTTTTGCCACATTTGCACCCGACAACACTGGACATGTAGGTGTTGTCTTGCAGGGTATCAGTAGATAAGCAGTTCACTTTTCGTGTGGCGGTGGGTTCTCACAATGTGATACCTCCAGCCCATCGTCACGCGTTTTAACGAAAGAGATTACAAATGGCAAAACGTATGCCTACAGCAAAAACGCAAGAGCATACCCTGCCGGAACAGTTGGCCGAAGTAGTGCAAGATGCTACACCTGTTGAAGCACCGACAGCCAGTGTCACGCCAGATCAGATTGCTGACCTCATTTTGAAGGGGTCTGATGAAACAAAAAATGCAATTCGCAAGGCGCTCGACCTGGATAAAACGCACACTCGTCAGCGCAAGTCACCGGTAACCAACAGCCAAGTGCGGAATCATGTTCGTGCTGTTGGCGAAGTAACTCATGCACCAGGATTCGTACCCGATCCACCGTCGCGTATTAAAGATCGTGGAGAGGAAGCCGTACGCATTTGGAAAGACCGCTGGTTGGATAACAACGGCGATAACTTGTCTGAATACGATTTAGATCAGATTGCAGCTACGGCGCATCAATAGATGTCAGAAACTTTTGGACAAGTCAACGCGGCCAGTTTCTTTGGCGATTCTGCGTTGATCGGAGCGGTAGAGGCAGATACCGTAAAATTGTCAGATACGTTAACAGTTGCAAGTTTAACGACAACTGAACGCAACGCACTGACCGCAGCAAACGGAATGCTGATCTACAACTCTACGGACAACAAGTTTCAAGGATACGAAAATGGAGCATGGGCTAACTTGATATAGGGTTAGCATGACAAATTTGCAGATCATTCAGATTGCCCTTAGAAGGGTTGGTCTGAATACAGGTAGTTCAACATTTAGAGACGGGGCGCGTGACTATTTAAATCTGGTCACTCAAGATATAGCCTCGCGTGAAAAATGGAACTGGCTGTTTAAAAGCTCGACGTTTAATACGGTAAACGGCACTCGTACGTATTCGTTGGCCAGTGACGTAGTGGCTCCGTTGTCGTTTCGCAACACTACCGAAGATCACGTCATTCTTATCATGTCTACGCAAGACATTGATGCGGCTGATCCGGATGCCAGTATAAATGGCGATCCGCGATGGGTTGCTATTGATGGCGTAGACTCCAGTGGTAACATCGAAGTTACGCTGTATCCAGAACCGGACGGCGTAGACACGATTGCATATCGCTATTACTCGTCTATACCCACGTTTACAGAATCTGAAGATAGCGACTCCATAAATCCGTATGTAGCACCTGTATGTCAGCCGGCACTTATACACGGCATCTCTGCTTTGTATAAACAGGAAAAAGGTGACGATCAGGGCGCAATGTCGGACAAGCAAGAGATGGAGCGCGTGATTGCTATTGCAGGTCGGCAAAACATGAACGTGCAGGGTAACCGTTCATACCGTATGCGTAGAGCAGATGAAAGCTACAGTAACAAGTTTTCGTTTACGCCTACTGAAGGATCGTTAAGCTAATGCCGATAACCGCTGAATCGTTACGTCTTGGCCCCTGGAGAAGTGGGGTAAACTACAGTCTTCCGGCTGAAGACATGCCACCGGACGGTCTGTATGAAATGGAAAACTGCACCGTTGGGTTGGCCGGTGAGGTAGCTAAACGTAACGGGTTTGCAAAGTATAACTCAAGTGCAATGAACAGCGGTGCTACGGTAACGGCATGTGGTCAGGTTGTATTGGCTGGAACAGAAAAGGTCTTTGCTTTTTGCGGTGATAAGTTTTTTGATGTTACAGGTGGAACGGCAACAGATCGAACAGGTAGCGTGACCATAACCGCTGGCAATGACTATACGTGGGATTGGGTATTGGCCGGTAGCACATTGATTGCGGTAAACGGTCAGGACACAGACGGCATAAAATGGGCAGGTGGAACGGGCAACGCTGCAACACTCGACGATAGCTCTCGATTCACCAAACCTAAATGGGTAACCTTTTGGGAAAATCGTGCATGGGTTGGTAACATAAACGGAGCCGCAGATCGCATATGGCGAAGCGATGCCGGTGACATCGAAACGTGGGGTTCA